CTACCGACGCGATAAATCAGGGATGCCATATGCAGTTAATTGACGACAGTATTGACTTTGCCGAGTACATGCAGGAAGCCGAGTCGCACAACGTTCAGCCGGCGTCGAACTGGCTAGAAGCCACCGTTGCCGCGTTCTATCCAACTGCGCATGAGCCTGTATTGCCTGGAATGCTCTGGCAGAAGACGCGCGACAAGGTGCGATTTCGGCCGGGCGAAGTTTCGCTGTGGGCTGGCATAAATGGACATGGAAAAAGTATGCTGCTGTCCCAGGTCGTGCTTGATCTTTGCTACCAGGCCGAACGCGTGATGGTGGCTTCGTTCGAAATGAAACCGGTGAAGCAAATGCATCGGATGTCGCGCCAGGCCTGCGGCAGCCGGTTGCCAACCCGCGATTTCCTCGAGGTGTTCCACCAGTGGACCGACGAGCGGTTGTGGATTTACGACCACGTCGGCGCCGTCGAGTGGAAGAAGCTCATCGCGGTCATGCGGTATGCCGCGAAAGAGCTTGGCATCAATCACTTCGTGATCGACAGCTTGATGAAGTGCGTAAAGGGTGACGACGACTATTCAGCGCAAAAAGACTTCGTCAACGATCTCTGCTCCTTCGCTCAAACTTACAGCGCGCATGTGCACTTGGTGCACCACGTGCGCAAAGGCGAAAGCGAACACAAGACCCCGGGCAAGTTCGATGTGAAGGGCGCGGGCGCGATTACCGACCAGGTCGACAACGTCTTCATTGTCTGGCGTAACAAGAAGGCTGAGCAGGAGAATAGCGGTGATCCAACGTGTATCCTGGCCTGTGAAAAGCAGCGCAACGGCGAGTTTGAAGGAAAGTTTGGGCTTTGGTTTGATGTCGACTCGCAACAGTACGTCGAATCAGTCGGCGAGCTGCCGGTGATGTATGGCGTGGACGGAACTGGCGGGCGCAAAGGATACGCGCTCCCTGTCAAATTCTAAACCGCTCAGCGTCATTCCATCGCGATCCGCATGCAAGCGGCCGGAACGGCGCATGGATGATTTATTCGCTCTCAGGGAACGGCCCTTCAAGGCTTTCCCGAGCCTTGCGCTTGGCAACCGCAAGGGCGTTATCAGCGGCTTCCCGGGCGCTTCCGAAATGCTCGACAACCGACCCGTGCGCAACTTGAACATCGCCCGAGAAAATTCTGTAACTCCCGAAGTGCTCGCCGGCGTGGCTGCCAATATTTTGCGTGCCTGTTCTAATCTGAATGGAGTACTTGCCCCAGTTTGTGATGGTAGGTTCGGTCAAGAGTCGGTCAGCTTCGTGCTGTGCCGCTTCCATTGCTTCCTCAAGCGCTTTCGACTCGGTGTTATTTCCTTGGCCGCGCGAGCCCCTTTGATGACCTGCATCAATCCGATAGCTCCATTTGTACCGCGAGCCTATTTCGGTATCGACTTCAATGCTGATTTGGTGACCCTTGTACTGGTACGAATGGTTCGCCATACAGCCTCCAAATGTCGAGTACTCACTGTAGCACGGACGCGACGTTTAATGATTCCTGAGCGGCGATGCAAGCAAATATTAAGCGCTTTACTATCCGGAATGCGCCCCGGCGAGCAAATTGAATTCAGCCTGAAATGAACAGGCGGCTACCGCCTTTTATGGGGGAGGTGCATCGTTACCAGGAGGGGAAGTATCGGGGATCGAATCAATCGAACGTTGGGCATGTTCGAGAGCTTGCCGAAGCATGAACGACTCCGATTTGGAATGCTCCATTGGATTGCTGGCGGCTGCTACGAAGTCGATTAAGTAATCCCATGTGTATAGGCCATCCGACACCTCAGAAAGAGAAATACGAATTTCATGCCCCATGTATTCGAAGTATTCGCACGCCATTCATCGTCCCGTAGAGTCTCAGTAGCTTATCACGGTGTCTCGATCTTGATGCGATCCGTGCTGCGCATCGGCGCTCCAGCAGTAGCCGCAAGGCTATAGGCGTCCCTAAAAACGACGCTGCGCAAGAGGCGCGTCGTTCCCCCGCAACAGCTCGAAAATAAATGCCGAAAGGTATGTGCGGTAGCTAACAGTTTCTTGACATCCATGTTACGATCGGGACACGTATTTTCGGAGGTGTCATGGGTTACGCAGATCGTTACATTCATTCTCTCGCTGCGTCGAACCTGATGGACGACGAAAATCACTGCCAAGCGGAGCCGTTGATGGCAGCTGGTTTCGCGGCGAGCCACCTAGGCGGCCCTGGCTCGCTGTTGATGCGGGTGAAATACATGGATGCTACTGCGCGAAAGGATTTCGAGGGTAACCCTGAAAATCTGCGGCAGTTGCGCAAGCTCTGGATTGCAGAGGTAACAAAGCGCGGGACAGCACGCATGTGGGTCGCCATCAACAGCGAGCGCGACGAGAAAACTGCACACTACCTGTACGTTCTCGTGGCGCACGAATCGCTTTCTTACTGGCTCGACGGGAAATGCAAAGAGTGTGGTGGTACAGGGCTGCATGAACATCGGGCCTGCAAACCATGCGATGGGTCCGGCGAGGCTCCGATTAAGCACAAGGGCGCATTCATCGCCGATCGCATCAAGGATATGGTCAGCGAGTTGCGGGAAATGGAAACAGGCTTTGCTGGCGTCGCAAACCGCTGGATGCAAAACGTGCGGCTGTAAATAAATATTTTTACGGTACTGTGCGTAAACCCAGTATCGTGTGTAGAATGCGAATCCTCAGAAGTAAAATTCTTCCGGCACTCCGCCCCCTGGCCGATAGCTGGAACTCGCGACAGTAACCGGCACTTGATGCCTTCGCTCGCACAAAAAATCCCGTAGTACTCCGCAGATAGCGGAGACGAACCCAGAAGCCACCCTTGAGGTGGCTTTTCTGCATTTACATCACACCAAATAGCTGACTGAGGCATTCCGATGAACATTGAGATGCCAAATCCTGGCGTGACCGTGATGATCGATGCGGCATCCATCGATGTGTGGAATCGACATGCGTGGCGTATCGCGCCAAATGGGCGTGAGGTTGTTGCGACCGTTGATGGGGTGCCTCAGCGGTTGCATCGGGTGCTGATGTCTGCGCCACCTGATTTGGAGGTGGACCATATCAACGGCAATCCGTTGGACAACCGTTTGGAGAACTTGCGGCTCTGTACGCATGCCGAGAACATGCGCAATCGGAAAATGCACAAAAACAACCGATTGGGGCTAAAGGGAGTCTACGTAGATAACCGCCCCAATTCGGCAAAGCCATTTCGCGCGCAGATTCGAGTCGCGGGTAAAAAGCACTTTTTGGGGGCTTTTTCGACAGCAGTTGAAGCATCAAAGGCATATAGCGTTGCGGCGAAAATCCATCACGGGGAATTCGCAAGGAACTTGTAGTTACTCACATTTGGAAGCCCGCCATGAACGCAGCATCCCAACTCTTCGACTCGATCAAGCAGGCGAGCCGCGACACCGCGCAGCCATTGCGAACCGATGCGGCCCTGGCCGAAGCGCTCGACGTCGACCCTCCTATCATCAGCAAAATTCGCTCTGGCGCCATCGATCTCGGCTCGACCCTGGTGATCCGCATCCACGACCTGACCGGCTGGGCGATCCGCGATATCAAGGGCGCGCTGGGCATGCCGTGCTTGGCGGCGCGGGCGTAACGAGTTCCCGCTCTGCGCAAGCATCGGGCTGAAGTCCTCGGAAGAGGCCTGCCGGGATAAGCAGCCTCCTGGTTGACTGTGAAGGCGGCTTACCGCGCAGTTGGCCATCAGGGCAGCGGGCAGCTTGGGACTGGCGAACCTTTAGCGCATCAATCAGCCTACTACCACGCGACAAGTTAGCAAGACAACAGTTGATCGCCGCCACAGCCGCGAGCTACAACGCCGGACGCTGTCACCGGCCGCCTGACTGGCGCAACCAGTCACCACACAGAGCGGTCTGGGAATGTCGGCCGACGCTCGAAAGCTGTTGCAACAGCCGTAGGGTAAATCTCAGGAAATGGTAGGAGCGTTCGATTCGCCCCCCTGTAATCCCGGGTCGCTCTGTGTGGTCAAGCGCGTGTCGTCGCGTAGGGTTGGGTGCTCCTGGCCGCCACACCAGTTTGCCCTGTGAGACTGCTGACAAGGTTAGTTAAACGCGCCTCTACGGCGACGGGTTGCGCAGGGCATCAAATTCAGGCTGCAAGACTGTAAGACCAAGGCCTATCACCGCCCGAGAGGGCAACATAGGAGCGTCAAATGAATCACCCTGTAATGGTCTGCAAGCTGCAGTTGCACGTCATCGACCCGGCAGCCGGCACTTTGAGCAATGCCGACTCGACCAAGCCTGGCTTGCCAGCAGTCCGCCTGCGCTTTGGCGCTGTGTGGGAAGGCAGTACCGAAGCACAGCAGAAGTCGGAGAATGCTGTGTTTGGGCACTGGACGCCCTGCGCAGAATTCACCGCCACGGTGCGGAACGATGCCGTCGTCGGCAAGCTCGCGCAGGGCAAGAAGTACTACGTCACTTTCACCGAAGCACCAGATTAACCGTGTCTCCGACGTGGCCCGCACAAGCCGCGTCTTCCGCCAGCTCCGCGCTGGCGTTTTTTATTCCGAGGTCGCCATGTTTGGTCTGCTCAACTCCGTCGTAAATCTCGCCGCCGATGTTGTTACCGTTGCCGTCGCGCCGGTTGAAATCGTCGTGAACTTGGCTGGCGCCGCCGCGAAGCCAGTTGCTGAAGCCGCCAAGGAACTGGTCAAAGACGTCAAGAGCATCGTCGACTGATTCTGCGGTGAGGGCCCACGCCTGGCGCGACATGCTCGTCGCCGCGGTCGGAAACGCCGACGACACCATGCTTTCCTGCCTAGTCGCGCACCTGGTGGCGTGTGAGCGTGCCGGCGAGATGCTTCACGCTCACGGCTGCGAGCCGGGCCAGCCGATGGACTTGATGGTGCGGCGGATGCTGCAAGCGAAGGATTCGCATGAACTCCGAACCAACGACCCAGCCGGCCAAGCCGTATCGCATCCCCGGGCAGACATTCGCGCAGGCGCTGCTGGCCCAGCTGATCCAAGAATTAAAGGCGGCGCATGAGATACCAAAAGCGGTGCAGCAGCGACCCTGAACCGGCCGGCATGGCCATGATGGTAGTCGGGGGCATCATCTGCTTCACCATCGGCGCTGCCTGCGCGTCCATCATTTTTGCACTCACCATCAGCATTAGCCTTTTGGCACACCACACATGACAACCGAGCTCACCCCGCACACCCTGGATCAGGAAGTGCGGTGGCTGCGCATCTGTATTCAGTTGGGACAATTGCAACGCGACTTCCGGCACTACAAGCAAGTGGCCCGGCAAGACGGACAGTGGTTCGAGCCGACTTCCCGTCAATTGCGGCAGCCCGGGCGGCACTTCGATAGCTAGACATGGGCGTACCCCACCTCCACTTGTCGCGCTCGGTTTCCCTCCTGCGGTCCTACGACGAGCCCAATGGCTACGAACGGCGGATTCCCTACAAGGCGATTTTGACGGTCAGCCATTTGACCGACACGACGGTTTATCTGTCGGCGGCAGTCGGGGAAATCGACATGGCTACGTGGAATGCCGCGATGGCGATGCTGAAAGAGCAGGGCGTCAACACGGTGCTGTACGAGCGGCACGGCCGCATGAAATCACGAAATTTATAACCTGAAAGAAAATTATGGCCACTGGTACCGTTAAATTCTTCGCGCAAGGTCTGCTCGACCTGGGCAACAAGCTGCATAACATCGCCACCGACGACTTACGCCTTGCAATTGTCTCGGCCGCCACGGTTCCGGCTACCACGACTGCGGCGCCACACTTCGGCGGCACCGGCACTACGAACTTCGGCAGCACCGAAGTGGCGCACGCGACCGCTTACACTGGTCCGATCGGGCTGACCACTAAGAGCTGGTCCATCGTGGCTGGCGTGCCCACCCTGCGTGCCGATATCGTTGCGATTGCGCAGGACGCGGCCGGCTTCACGAATGGCGCTTACGGCATCATCTACAACAACACCGACGCGAACAAGCGTGCCATCGGCTTTGTGGAGCTGTCGGCTGGCGGCTCGCTGTCGCTGGTCGCCGGCCAAGTCGTGATCGATTGGTCGGGCGCCACGAACGACATCTTCACCATTACCCCGTAATACATGGTCTCGCCGATCGACGTCATGTACAGCGGCAGTGCGCCGGTACGTGGCGGGCGCGCTTTGCCATCCACTGCCCCGGCGTGGCTGGCCGGCCGAGTCGCCAACAAGTGGATGCAGCCGGGCACTGCAACGGTGGCATCGATTGACCCT